TTCAAGAGAACCACCAACAGGTACGGTAGCTTGATACACCAAGTAGTAGTTAACAGAGCTGCGAGTGATATAAGCGCTTACTGCAATTGGCGATACGCCTGTGTTTGCTAGGATAAGGCTTGATACCGCAACAGTACCAGAAGCAATTGATGAGATAGCAGTTGAGCCAGACGTACTGACGTCTTTTACTGCATAGGAATTATTTGAATAAGTTGGCATATTAACCCATCATAAAGGATAAAAAGTACGCATCGTCCGCTGTTGCTGCTGTGTTTGCTGCCCAACTTGGCGCTGTACCGGTTGAAGTAAGGATGTAGCCATTAGCACCAATTGGTAGTTTATCAAGCGATGTTGTGGTATTTGCAAACAACATTTCGCCCACTGCATAACTAGTAATCCCAGTACCGCCGTAAACAGCACCAATTGCAGTAGCGTTCCAAGTACCTGAAGCAATAGTCCCAAGCGGGGACACGTTGTTAGAAGCATCAAGGTTTACTGACTGCTCAGCAGGATAAGTAATAAATACGTTCTGTGTGCCAGAACTAAAGTTAACGATAGAACCACCACCGCTAGACTCTAAAATAGTATTACGAGCTAATTGGTTTGGCGAAGTAAACGTACCAATACCAACTTCCCAGTTAGCGCCGCCTAGATCGGCAATGGCGTAGTAAGTCGTATTCCCGCTAGTTAAAGCAGTATTAAACGACTGGTACCCAAGCGAAGCACCAAGAAGAGTGACTGTCCCCGTGCCAGGTGCACTGGCAGTTTCTAGTACTCTATCTTTTAACTGGAGAGCCATTTAAAGCTCCTTAGCCAGCAGCGCTGAGTGTATACGTTACGTTGATTGTGTCACCAGAAGTTACCGTCTTAGAACCAGCCGTAAATGCACCGATACTAAACAAAGTGCCTGTGGTGTTATCAATCGCTGTAGATCCACCCACGTTAATAAACGCCCCGTAAACCGTGCCAGAACTAGTCATGCTAAACACGACAGCGGAACTCGTTGACAAAACGGAAGGGTTTGCAGTTGTAGCCGCTGAGAAACTTGGAGTCTTGCGTGTGCCTGAGTATGTAGGAGCGTTTGCACCACCAACTTCAAACCAACCAGCGTGGCTAGCTTGAGTATCACCATAAGCAGGGGTAAATGTAGATGAACCGTTAGCACCACCTAAACCCATAACAATAGCGCCACCACCTGTGTTGCCAAAGTAAGAGTCCATTAAGTTCTTACGACCTACGTTGGTTGTTAAGTTTTCAATGGTGTCAGACCATTTTTCAACGCCGTTAGCGTCATAGCAAGTAGCCACGTATACGCCTTCTAAGCCTACAGCTTCTACAGAACCGCCGCCATAGGAAGCACTAGCTCCGAAGCTATCGCCTAATTTTGTTAATTCTGAACTCATAAATGCTCCTTAAGTCAATCTAATAATGGCGTTTGTTGCGTTCGCCGTTGGGAAAGTTACAGTAAACGTATTTGTAGCCGTTTTATCTGATCCAAAATCTAGTACCGCAACTGCCGCATTCGTTGTGTCATTGTAAATCAAGGCTCCTCTAGCAGTAAAGCTAGCAGGGTTCCAAGTTACGTTTTGAAACGAAATATACGCTACTTGCTCACTACTAGCCGGAGCGATTGGGGTTAGTACATTACCCCCGGCGGTATACCCTGTACCGGTTATCTCATTATCTGTTGTATAGACTAGCGTTGTGTAGTCTAAGTTTGCAAAAGAGGTATAGAGCGCAATCCTATAGGTATACGATGTGCCAGCCGCAAAGTTCTCTAAACCGCTTAAGCAGTTTACTTTGAAGACAGTGCATAAACCTTGTGATATTGGCATTATGGGTTAACCTTAATCTTAGCTTGCCCATCACGGTAAGCATCACCACGCTCAAGACCTGTACCAAGACGGTTAAGCTGTGCCATGGCATCTTGGAATTGTTTCTCGTAAAGGGCAACCATATCGGCTTCGCCTTTTTGGAATATAACGGCTTCACGTAATGAACCATAAAGTAAGCAGGGGTCGTAGTTATCACCCAGCCAAGACGTACCAGCGATATTGTCTACAGCAGTAACGGTGTATAAAAAGCCCGTACCAGAGCCGCCAATATAAGAAGAAGACGCTGTTAAGACATCCCCAACAGTATAAAAATTACCTTGCCGCTTAATATTTACGCTAGTCACCGCATTACCAGTTACCACAATATTTGCCACTGCCCCAGAACCTTGACCACCAGATAGGGGTACGTTGCTATAAATTCCGTTTACGTAGCTAGAACCACCAGTAGCAGTGCCGCTAGAAATAGCGCCTTGCACAATAGAAACAGGGTAGTAATAGTAGTGCAACTCTACGTTATAGCTGTCGTCCGGTGTTGGTCCTAGAATAAAAGACAGTTCGTTGGCGTTGGAATACTGCGATCCAAATAAAGCGTAATATCGGGGTAAACCCGTAGACGTGGGATTTGGATACGCCTCACGAATGAAGTTAACATCTTTGTTAAGCAAGTATGTGTAGTTTTCGTTAGCTGTGCCATAGTCTTCAATAACTGCCATTGAAAACGTAGACAAGTAATCATTGGGGCAGCTTAAATACTTATTGCTAGCCGTAAGCGTACCCGTCACGTTCTTGCGCAACGATGGGATTTGGACGGTGTTATATATCCGTTCTTCTGCCTGACGGACAAAAGTAGATATATTCTCTACAAATAGTTGCTCTGTAGATTCCGCATAATCCTGAACGGCTTGGTATAACTGAACGTAGTTCAAGCCATTGGTCCTCTAGCAATACGCCCTTTAGTAGCAGCTCCGTTACCACGAGTCTCAATACCAGAAGTCTTTACGCCTTTACCAAGGTTTTTGCTCAGCTTACCCACAGAAATATCGAGCTCATCCATAACTTGTGCACCAGACGTATCTTTAATAGCGCCAGCAACAGTTACTTTTTTGCCTGACATAGTATGTGGCTCAGCGTATACAGACGCTGGACCTACCTCTTTACCATCACGTTTCATGCTGTACTTAGGCATTATCGACCCCTTCCTGCGCTTTTGCGCATCATTCCTTGGTTAGCTACACGAGCCATATTGCGACCCATAGCTTTTAGGCTTTCGTTAGTTACGCCGCCCTTAGCCATTTTAGCTGCACCTTTTTGAACACCCACGCTTGGGCCTGTATCACCTAGGTTTGTACCCTTGGTTTTACCTTTTTTAGTTACACCGTCTGCGCCTTTTTTAAACATGTCTTTCTCCTATGTTGTCGTTACCGTTACATTACCCACTTGCCCTTGTGAAAGCAAGTAATTTGGCGTTAATGGGGTATCAAAACCGCTTGCTCCGCCCACGGGTGCCCAACCCCATTGAAACACTCTGCTACCGCCTGTAGGGTCTCCAAACCCATTAAGCGTTGAACCTGCATTTTGATTTAACTGCAAGCCCGTATATCCACCCTGATAGTACGTATTATCCGGTCTTGGATGCCGTAATGCTTGCGGATCTTCAACAGGGTACATACCCAACTGCAATTGAGGATGGTCAGGATCCCAGCACGCCTTACAAACGTATAGCTGATAGGGCTTAGTCTTGATAATCTCAATGCGCAGCTCTTTTAACTGAAACCTGAAGTTACAGCGGTCGCACTGCGATATAGCCCGTTTACCAGATGCAAAGGTGTTTGGCATGGCTAGCTCTAGGTAATATACATCCGGCGTGGTACAAAGCGGTCAGGCGACTTATCTCTGTCTTCTGTAGCCGCAAACTCCCAAGCCTCGTCATACTGCTGTTTAAGAACGCCCAACCTAGCATCCGCACCCGGAATCTTTAACGCCAAATAATAAGCCAGACCGGCAATCAAACAGGGCAAAAAACGAAATGGGATGTCCATCGTATTAACACCGTCGCCGGCATCATGGATTCTGCGCAACCGCCAGTACACAAACGTATAGTAAGGGTCTTGAGACGTGCCTTGATCTGGCGTGGGCCATACAACGATCTTAGGGGCATCAACGCCTGCTGGTGGGGTAGAACTGCTTGTACCACCGTACGTAGCACCAGACT